AGAGTGTGGTTGTGCAATAACAGTTTGACCATGTGAGTTACTTTCACAATTAAATACTATAGCACCAGAATTTGTATTACCTCTTACAACAACTGTTCCAGTTCCGTTAGGAGCTAAATCAATAGTAGCATTTGAAGTAGTAATAATATCTGCACCGTTCATATCAAGATTACCACCTAATTGAGGTGACGTATCATCTACAACATTTGCTATAGCACTGTCTGTTGCAAGTCCTGCAACAACTGCTGATCTTGCAATTTTTTTAAGTCCTCCACCTGAAGTATCTATTGCTAAAAAAATATCATCACTAGCTGCTGTTGCTATTTCTGATAATGAACTGACTGCTATTGAATTAAAATTAGTACCATCTGCAACTAATAAATTACCTGCAGTATTTGTAGCCATAGTAATATCATCACCAGTAACTGTAAGATCTCCACCAACAACTACGTCACTATTGAATGTAGCCGCACCAGCAGCTGATCCGTCAATAGTTAAGAATGTTGTATCAGATCCGCCATCTGTACCTTTGAATATAATATCTGAATCATTTGCGGCAGCATCGATTGTAATATTGCCAGAACTTGTAGTAATCAATACAGCAGCGTCACCAATTGTAAAGTCATCATATGCCTGAGATATACCTTCTTGAAAATATGTTTTAAATGTAGCGGCACTTGTGACTTTCATTGCACCACCATCATTATGAAGAATACCGTCTGCGTCAGCAACAGCAGTTGTACCGATAGTTGCACCACCATCAATTAAATTTAACTCTGCTGCCGTACTTGTTACTGTTGTGCTATTTATAGAAAGTGCATCAGTTTCTAATATACCATCTATATCTGCATTGCCAGAAATATCTAATGTAGCTGCATCTAATTCACCTGAAAGAGTAATATTAGTAGCACCTGTAATAGCACCATCTAAAGCTACAGCACCATTAATATCTACAGTAGTTGCAGCTATCTGTACTTCTGTATCAGCTATAATATCTAATTGACCATCTGCACTAGAATGAATATATAATGCAGTGTCTCTAAATTGTAATCTTTCTGTAGTAGTTAATAATAGGTCATCTGAGAATTGAAAATAATCTTCATCTTCCATCCATGTTAATACACCATCAGCTGATTGACCATCAAAAGTTACAGCAATATCTGTGCCTGCTGTAGCATCACCTATGGTAATTGCTGTGCCTAATAATTTTGTAATTGGTCCACCTTCTGCGGCTGTACCATCGTGAGTGTGCCCTGAAGTTACAGCAAATGCAGCAAGAACTTGATCAAATTCTGCATTTATGTCTGATGCCTCAATAACACCCCCATCAACAATAGCTGATGAACTCTGTCTTGTATATGCTGCTCCCATTATCTTCTTCCCCCTGGTGTAAATTCTAATTGAAATCCTTTTATTGCAAAAGGTGAGTTTGTACTTGTGTCTGTTATTTTTAATGCTACAGCAAATCCTGATCCTTCTATTGATTCCCTAGTTATAGGTAAATCTCCTTGACCGTAAGCTGCTGTACCAAATATTCCTGTTCCAAAATAGGCTCCACTACCAGATGATTCTAATGCTATTAAACTTGGTTGAGGAGTATTTATGTCGTCATAATTATATTTTATAAATAAACTAGAACTTACAACACCTTCAGGCTCCCAGTTTAAATTTATTCTTTCCATAGATTTTCTAATTCCAGCATCACCCATTGTCATGTCTGGTGATCTGTATGTAGCATCAATAGCAGATGTTGAATTTGCTGTTGTAAATACATTTCCAGATTCTTGTAAGTATATGTATCCATCATATCCACCATGTACTACAGTTTCTACATTACTAATATAATCAGAATCACAACTAGAAACTTTTAAACCTTTTATATCAGCATACTCAAATCCTAATTGACCTGTATTTGGGTTAGATTTAATAACAGCTAGTAAACCTTTAGAGCTACCTTCTAAGCCACCATCAGTAGGATAGAATAATCTATATTGAGATTTATTTCTAATTACTGTAGATGTTACGTTATGGTATCCAATTTGATTAATTCTTTCTTGTACTTGTTTTGATATAGTACCTAACTCTACGTCACCAATTCTTTCTGTTCCAGCAATTGTTCTTAAACCATCTGCTGCTAAAAATATTAAATCTCCACCTAATTCTTGAATAGAGTTGTGTGCTATCGTACCTACGTTTTTAGCAACTTCAGCTAGTGCAAAATTACTAGAACTAGTACCTGTTAATTTATAAATTTTTCTTTGACAGAATATAAATAATTCATTTCTAAATACTTTTAAGCCAGTAACAACATCACCAACTTTTATTTCTCCTGCACCTGTATCAAAATCATCTTCAGTAAAAGGTCCTGAAAAAATTATACTATGTGTTGCATTAGACATTCCACCATAAAATACATGGTTAGCAAATGATTTAACAAATTTAGGATTAGTAGGGGCACTGCCTCCACCTGTTGCATTTATAACATCTACTGCAAAACTTGTATTTACTGTAAATGCTGCAGCCTCACCTGTTGCAACTATAATTTTACTTGTTCCATTAAAATTAAATTTATCAAAATCGTATGTGTGAGTTGTACCTAAACTAGTTGCAAGTGATGTCCATGATCCACTTGTACCACCATAAGAAACTGTACCACCTCTACCTACAATTATTTTATCATTAAATACTGCTGACATTTGTACTCTTTCTGCAGAAGATGATACTTGTGGAACAATTGTAGAATTGTATTTTGTTGTACCATTTAATCTTCTATATCCACCTTCTGTTGATGGCTCAAAATTTATTAACTGCAATGCTTCACCTGGTTGCATATCATAAACATCTTTGTTTAAGACTAAGCCTCCACCACATGTAGCATTAAATGGTTGAATATCAGAAGTGTTTGGCATTATTTATTTTTTTTATTTAATAATTTAATAGCTTCTTCTAGAGTAATATTAGGCATTACTTTAATACCTAGTTTTTTTTCTAATTTATCTTTAATTGAAGAACCTGGAAGTTTTTCAAGATCTCTATAATTAATTCCTGGTCTATATGTTGCTTCTTTTACATTTTCAGCTTCTGCTTTATTTGCTTCTATTGAAAACTTTGGATGTTCGTTTGTATATTTTTTACCTGCATTATCTGTTAGTGCCATAATATTCCTATTAGTTTGCCATTGTACTAGAAGATCCTACACCTATTCTTGAATCTTTCATATATTCTTGTCTAGATGCGTAGTCAACTCTTAGTAATTTTAATTTTCTTTGAAAGTCTCTATCTGCTAATGTAGCATGTTGAGGATCTGATCTTAACATATATGTATAATATTTTGATCTATCAACAATTAAAGGTCTAAATCTATCTGGTAAAGACATAGTATCTCCATGTGCTGATAATTCTGTGTGTGTCTGATAATAATCATATTCAATTGAATAATCATCTGCATCTGGTATAGGGCTTAACCCATAGCTAGAATAGCTAGGTTCTCTATAAACATATACAGGTAATGAATATGACCCATCTCCATTATCTACATCAGTTGTTTTAAATCTTTGTAGCCAATCATCATATGTTATGTAATGTAATTTTCTAGGTGCTACATTGTCTCTAGAAATTCTAACATAATCAATATCTAAATTAGTTGAAGTTACAGTATTATTTAAAGTTATAAAAGTTGTTTGTGCTGTAGCTGTAAATGTTGTTTCAAATATTTTACCTGCACCATAATCACTTACTGTTGCTGTAGTATTTAAATTTTGAGTTCCTTCTGCAGCTGTACCAACTTGAATTTTTAAAGCTTGACCAACACTTTCTGTATCATAGAATTTTAATTGTAATTTATAAATTTTATTTACTGTAGTTGTAATAGATTGATGTGCTGCAAAATCATTTAATCTTAGTCTACCATTACCAGTTGCTGTATACGCCCCACTGCCTGCACCAGCTATTGTAGTCCAGCTAGTTATATTAGATGTAAACTCACCATTTGTAATTAACTCAATTGGTTTTAAGAAAAAAGAATCCCAGTCAACTTTACGCATATCTGATTCTAAAGAGTATTCTTGAGTACCTGATACTGTACTTTTTGTTGTACTAGTATGAAGAGCTGGTATTTCTCCTGCTTCATTATAAATATCATGAATAGATTTATTAACAAAGTTTTTAACAGAAGTTTGTATACCTCTGCTATTACTAAAATTTGAACTTGTTAATGCAACTTCATTTAATTCTTGTAAAACATTGTTGCTTAGTGTTAAGTATGTTGTAGCCATATTTATTAAGATTCTTTGTTGTTATTTTCTGTGTTGTTATCTTCTGCAAACTGCTCACATCTGATTAATAATCTTTTAATCCTAGACTGTGCTTCATCTAATTGCTGTTTTAAATCATCAATCTGCTTTTTTAATGCAGTATGGTCAGATTTGTATTCAGAAATTATTTCAAGAAGCTGATGTCTTTTCTGATATTGCATGAAGCATTGAAGTTATTTTATCTAATTTGTTAGATTGTTCTTCAGCTTTGTCTTCTAAATTTTGTATTCTATTCTTAGTATTTAAGTCTATGCCACCATTTAATAAAGTAGTTTTTTGCCCTGAGTTAGTAGCTCTTCCATTTATATAAGATTTAGTTAACATATTATGTGTAACCCCAGAATATTTTTTAGGTTTTTTTATTATCTCTTCAGTAGTCATACTATTTCCTATATTTATATTATTTTTATTAGGAGGGTTTTTAATTAAAGGGGGATATAAATACCCCCCCTTAAGTTGTCTATCTATCTACTAGTTATGATCTGTCTCATCAATACCTGATACATCACATAGTACTGCCCATACTCTAATTAGACCAACAGTGGATTGTGCTCCACCTGTTAATATGTCAAGAGTATCTGCACTAGCAACAACAAGATTAGCTGTCGCTGTAAGCACACTGTATCCTGTACCATTACCATCACCATCAACAAAGTTGTCAACGTCTCCACCTGTTATACCTAAGTCCATAGTAACTGAACTTGATAACGCAGTAATTACTTCAATTCCTGCTTGCATAATAAGTGTTTCTGCAGGGATATCAAGTGCTTGAATGATATCTCCTGATGCTGGGTTAAACGTATCTACGTCAATTGTATTTTCTACTAAGTAAGGTGTTCTACCATTAGACGGATGCCCTGTAGTACCACCAACTCCTGTTTTATCGAAAGTTGCCATAATATATTTCTCCTATCTATGATTAACCTATTGTTATTACGCCAGAGAATACTGCTTCTGTTCTTAGAACTTTTCTTCCAAAAACGTGTAATCCTCTAACTATGTCTGAAAATGAATCAGGATCTCTGATAAGTTCCGTTTTCGCAATATGGTTTGCAGTTGCTACTGCACCTTGGTGACCATAAAGGAAAGCGTACTCGTTAGAGCCTGCTGATCCAAATGTTTTATTCGCTGCTGATCCGCTTGATACAGCTATTGAATTAGTAGTATACATTTTAAAACCAAATAAAGGTCTATCTGTAATCATACCATTTCTCATAGCTGAAGCTGATCCGTCTGCCATAACAGATTGATCAACGACTTTAGCACCTGCTTTTCTAAGTTGTTGATAGAAAGCTGGTGGTGCAACGAACCATCTATTTTCTTCTGGTACATCGTTACCATCAAGAACTGTTTTAGCTGCTGACATAATATCTGTTAATGTGTCAACTGCTGCATCACCATCAATAGGTGTACCGTCTGTTCCTGTATTACCTACTGAAGTACTTGCTCCAGCGTATATTGCTTTTAATACATTAAAGTCGTAGTTCTTTTTAAGTGCATAAGCACCTGAAGAAGTTGCAAGAGCTTCAAAGTTTACATGTGATTGTCTTTCTTCGATGTCATCTACTTTAAACGCAAAGTACGAACCTTGGTCGACAGTCAATTGAATTTGATCGTCTGCAAGTGTTTCTGTGTTTACTGTTTGACCTCTAGCGTAGTCGTTCACTGTAATTGAAGGTTCTTTGATTATATTTACTGTGTCGCCAAAATTTTCAATTTCTCCAGCATAATCAGTGTTTGTAATATCTTCTACAACTGATGCTCTTCTGAAAAATTTTTGAACCTTTTGACTATAAATTGCTGGTGCCCAGTTACCTGATGGTAAATTCTGATAGCCAGTTGCTTTTCCCATTGTTGCCATAATGTTTGCCTGTGGTTATAGTTGTTAGTTTAAGGTTGAATCCTACCTTCTCTTGATGCTTCATCGATTTCAGCTTCAAACTTTGCAAACGTTCTTCTATCCATCTTACCAAT